CAAGGCATTGAACATCTTAAAGCTTACCAAAAAAAATGGGATGACAAAAACCAATGTTTTAGAAACAAGCCCATGCACAATTTCGCCAGTCATACAGCCGATGCTTTTAGAACTGGGATAATAGGAGATGGTGCAGAGGTGAGTGATTGGAAAGAGGATATTCCAGTTAATACAAATTATATAGTTTAAAATGGCAAAAGTTACAGATTTAGAATTAAGACAAATAATTAGTACAGAAATAGACAACTCAATAGGTTACATGGGAAGCAATCTTACATCCCAACGTAAGAAGTCTATGGAATACTATATGGGTGAAAAGCTTGGTACTGAGATAGAGGGAAGATCTCAGGTGGTTTCAACAGATGTTTCAGACACAATTGAAACTATCTTGCCTAACCTACTTAGAATTTTCACAGCATCCGATCAAGTTTGTAAATGTGAGCCAACAAAATCCGAAGATGTTCCTTTGGCTGACCAAGCTACTAATTATATCAATTATATCTTCAACAAAGATAATAATGGTTTTTCAATATTATATACTTGGTTCAAAGATGCTCTTTTAGAAAAAAACGGAATTGTCAAAATCTATTGGGATGACAGCGCATCCATACAACAAGATACTTACGAAAATCTTAACGACCAGGAATATCAAACATTAATCAACGATGATAATGTTGAGATTGTTTCAGAAGAAGAATTCATTGATGAAAAAGGCAAAGAGCTTTTAGATGAAGCTAAAAAAGTTGCTGAGGCGCAAGGTCAAGATTTAAGTGAAGTTCCAATACCAAAATTACATAACGTAGTTGTCAAAACTACAAAAACAAATGGCAAAGTAAAAATAGAAAATGTTCCACCAGAAGAATTTCTAATTCAAAGAACCGCAAAGACAATTGAAGATTCAACATTTGTTGCTCACAGAGTTTTAAAAACAAGATCTGATTTAGTTGAGATGGGATTTGATAAAGAGATCATTGATGATCTTCCAACATCAAATAACATAATCTTAAACAACGAAAGATTAACTAGATACTCAGACATAGATCAGTCGCCATTAAACAATGCGCCAGACGAAGCTACTCAAGAAATAGAAATTTACGAATGCTATGTAAGAGTAGATATGGATGGTGATGGTGTTGCAGAGCTTAGAAAAGTAATTGTTGCAGGATCAGGTGGTTATACAATCTTAGAGAATATGGCTTGTGATCATATTCCTTTTTGTTCATTAACACCTATCCCAATGCCACACAGATTTTATGGTAGATCTGTTTCAGAATTAGTTGAGGATGTTCAGTTAGTTAAATCTACAGTCATGAGACAACTGTTAGATAATATGTATCTAACGAACAATAATAGAGTTGCAATCATGGATGGTATGGTCAACTTGGATGACCTACTAACATCAAGACCAGGCGGTGTTGTAAGAACTAAGCAGCCACCAAGCCAGGTTATGATGCCAATGCAATCTCAAACAATATCTCAACAAGCTTTTCCATTATTAGAATACTTAGACACAGTAAGAGAAACAAGAACTGGTGTAACAAGATATGCTCAAGGATTAGATGCAGACAGCTTAAATAAAACTGCAACTGGTATAAATACTCTTATGACTCAAACTCAAATGAGAATGGAGTTGATTGCAAGAGTATTTGCTGAAACAGGAATCAAAGATTTATTTAGAAGAATATTTGAATTAACTTGTAAGTATCAAGACAAGGAAAGAGTGGTTCAATTAAACAATCAGTTTGTACCTGTTAGACCTACTGAATGGAAAAATAAATATAATATTACTATAACAGTTGGTTTAGGCTCAGGTTCAAAAGAGCAGCAGATTGTTTTATTAAATAATATTTTAGAAAGACAACTTCAAGCTTTCGGACTGCAAGGCAACAGAGAGTTTCCAATGGTTACTCTTAAAAATATCTATAACAGTTTATCTAAGATTATAGAAAATGCAGGTCTTAAAAATGTTGAGAACTATTTTGTAGATCCAGAGATGGGCAAACAAATGGTTACTCCTCCACCGCAACCGCCTTTAACTCCAATTGAAAAAATTGAATTTACTAGAATTCAATCTGAGGAGAAAAGAAAAATTGCAGAGCTTGAGCTTGAAAACAAAAAGATTAGAGCAGAGACAGCAGAAGCTATTCTTGGTTTTGAAACTAAAATCAAAGAAATGGAGCTTAAATATAATACACAGTTAGATACTGCTAAAATAAAAGCTGACGCTGATTTAGAAAAAATTATTACATCAAACAGAAACAAAACTTTTCTAGCCGCACAACAATCGGCAGATCAGTTAGGACAACAGATAGATAGTTTAAATGACCCAAGACCAGGAGGGGAAACTCCAACAGGAAGTAACCCAATCGAACAAGGCTAAAGCCTTATTAGAAAACGAATTATTTAAAAACAGTTTTGATAAATTAAGAAAACTTTATCAAGATAGTTTATTTAATACTGGTGTTAATGAACAAGACACTAGAGAAAAGCTTTGGTTGGCTTTCAACGTAGTCAACAAAGTTGAACAACATTTTATAGAATTAATTGAGACTGGAAAACTTGCCTCTAAGCAATTGGAGGATTTTAGAACTAGCATCAAGAATAAAAAATTCTAATCACAAAGATTAGGATAAGCTAACCTCATTCAGAGGAGCTTAACTTAATAGGAGTAAATATGTCGGACAATCAAGCTAATCCTTTAAAGGAAGCTGAAACTGATGTGCAAAGAGCAACCAAAACAATTGCTGGTTTGCTTAATCCACAAGAACTTGAAAAAAAAGAAGAAGTTAAAACAGAAGAAACAGAGAATTCTCCTGATCTTACACAAGAGGAATCTTCTAACGAAGATCAACCTCAAGAACAGGAAACAATGGAAGAAGAATCGCAAGAGGAAACTTCCGAAGAAGTATCTCAAGATGAAGAACAGATTGAGACTCAAGAGAAACAGGATTCCCCATTACACAAAGTTAAAGTGAATGGACAAGAATTAGAAGTTACCCTTGATGAGTTGAGAAATGGTTACTCAAGAGATGCGGATTACAGACGAAAGACTGAGGAGCTTTCAATAGAAAGAAAGCAACTCCAATCTGAGTCTGAGAAGCAAAGACAAGACTATTCAAGTAAGCTAAATGAATTAAGTCAAATTATGTCTGTTGCCGCAGAGCAATTTAATTCTGAAATAAGCGAAGCTGATTTAGATAAATTGTATGACGAAGATCCTACTGAGGCTGCTAAGATTGAAAGACGTATGAGAAAAAAACAAGATCAATTTAACTCTGCGTTTGAAAAGGTCAAAGAGGAACAACAAAATCAACATAATGCTTACGTTGCTCAAGAATATCAAAAACTGGCACAAAAAATTCCAGAATTTAATGATAGAGCTAAAGCAAGAAAGCTAACGTCTGAGATAAGTGATTATCTGTCTGATTATGGTTTTACTATAAAAGAAATGGCAAATATTCATGATCATAGACAAATCATGTTGATAACGGATGCAATTAAATATCGAAATATGCAAAAAGTTAAACCAACTTTAGCAAAAAAGATTTCTAAACCAGGCAAAGTTTTTACCTCTGGAATTAAAAAAGACAAATCTGACATTAATAGCATGAAAGCCAAAGAAAAGTTGAGTCGTCTAAAGAAAACTGGAAGTGCTAAAGACGCTGCTAGTATTTTCTTAGACATGATTAACAATAAATAAACTCAAACATAAGGAGCTAAAATATGGCACAGGTAACTGGAACATATAGCGTCTATGACGCAAAAGGTCTTAGAGAAGATTTAAGTGATATAATTTACTCTATAGCACCTACTGAAACTCCATTCATGTCTGGTATCGGCAAAGAAAGTGCAACTGCTGTACTTCATGAGTGGCAAACTGATAGCTTGGCATCTGCTGTAGCTAACAATGCACAGATAGAGGGTGATGAAATTTCTTTCTCAGCACCATCATCTACAACTAGAGTTAATAACAGAACTCAGATTTCAAGAAAATCTGTAATCGTTTCTGGTACATTAGACTCAGTATCAAAAGCTGGTAGAAATAACGAACTTGCTTACCAAATCTCAAAAGCATCAAAAGAGCTTAAAAGAGATATGGAGAGTTCATTAACTGCTAACAACTCACCTGTTGTTGGTGACGACTCTACAGCTAGAGAACTTGCTGGTTTAGCAGGTTGGATTCAAACTAACAATGACGCTGGTTCAGGCGGAGCAAATGGTCAAGTATCAAGTGTTGACGTACCTGGAACAGCAAGAACTGATGGAACTCAAAGAGCTTTCACAGAGTCTCAACTAAAATCTGTTATCAAAAAATGTTGGGATGAGGGTGGAGATCCATCTATGATCATGCTTGGTTCATTCAACAAACAAGTTCTTTCTGGTTTCACAGGTGGATCTACAAGATTTGATCCTGCTGAAAACAAAAGATTAGTTGCTGCTGTTGATGTATATGAGTCTGACTTTGGTGCGCTAACTGTTGTACCAAACAGATTCTCAAGAGCTAGAGATGTATTTGTTCTTCAACCAGATATGTTTGCAACTGCATTCCTAAGAGACTTTCAACTTATGGATCTTGCAAAAACTGGTGATGCTACAAAACAAGCATTATTAGCTGAGTACACACTTGTTTCTAGAAACGAAAAAGCAAGTGGCGCAGTATTTGATGTAACAACATCATAATAAATAGATAAGGTGGGGGGAGCAATCCCCCTATCTAAATTAATTTTTGTTTGGTCTTTGAAGTCATTCAATGGCGGAACGAAGCAAATAAAGGAAAAAATATGAGAACACTTAACGATTACTTTTTAACATCTGAAATTCCAGATGTTTCAACTGCATCATCAACATTTGTAAATGTACCTGATGGTGGAAGAATAATTAAAATTTTTGCACATAACCAATCTACTACTACTGGTACTGCTGCTATTACTTTTGAAATAGATGGCGTTGCTTGTACCAGTGCTGCGATTAGTCATGTAGCATCTGGTTCGGCTGGAAAAAAATACGAAGTAGAGCCAACTTCATTAAATAGCGTAAATGAGGGATCAGTTATCGAAGCTATTACAGATGGTGGATCAACTAATACCTCTATTATGAAAATTACTTACGTTATTAGAAGATAATAGAATTTGGGGGATCTTGCCTAGCGGTACTTCCCCCAGATATTACATCAAATTTTACAAAGGATAAAAAATGTATCACAGCAAAAATAAAAAAATGAATAAAAATAAAAAAGCAAAAAAAACAAAAAAAATGAAAAGTAAAAGAGGAAAATAATAATGGCTTATAATTACGGATTATTTCCAATCAAAACACAGAAAGTAACGTCTAGCGGATCAAGTGCTGCTACGACTGATGCTATCTTAGCACACACACAGTTTGTAAGACTGGTTGCTACTGCTAATGGCAATGTAGCTTTTGGTGGCTCACCAACTGCAACGACAAGCACAATGTATATCCCAGCTAATGATATTGAAATTATTAAAGTAAGACCTGGCGAAAAGGTTGCGTTCATTGGATCTGGTGATTTGTATGTAACTGAGTTAAGTGGCTAAACGTAAATTTGTTCATTTCGTACCAAGACCTAAACCAAAAAAATTAGGCAAACATAAAAAGCGATTGAACAAGCATGAAAAAAGAATGTCTAAAAAACAGCGTTACAAGGGTCAAGGTAGGGTGTGAGTAAGTTTGTAGAAAAAGATGGATTGATAAGCGATACTTTTATTCAAACAGATAAAGGTGTTGTTCATGAAAGAAAAGTTGATCACAAAACAATCTTAGATCACAACAAAAAATTATATACACAAAACGATGGCTATAGCCCTGACAGATCCTTAAAAAGAATAGCATCTATACCAGCTATAGTTTTAGAAGTTTGGGCTAAAGAATATAATGGTGATCAAAACAATGGTAATTGGTTTGCATTGCCTAAAGATGTTCAAACAAAAATTTTAAGAGAAAAATTAAACAGTTCGGATTACAGATATTTTAGAACTGCACCAGGTAAAATGTAATGGCATTAAGTAACTATACAGAATTAAAAGCATCGATAGGAAATTGGTTAAACAGATCAGATCTTGCAACTGAGATACAAGATGATTTTATTAAATTAACTGAGGCAGATCTTAATTCAAAATTAAGAATTAGAAGCATGATTTCTCAATCAACTTTTAATGTGACTGGTGAGACAGCCGACTTACCAACAGGATTTTTACAAGTAAGAGATTTATATATTTTAAGTGGTGGTACTAAGTTTCCTTTAAGATACATGACCCCAACTCAAATGGATCAAGTAAAAGGAACATCGCAAACTGGACTACCACAGGCATATACAATTCTAGGTGATACATTTAGATTTATGCCTAAGCCAGATTCAACGTATTCAGTTGTTCTAAATTTTTATAAAAGATTTGATCCATTATCGACAACTAATACATCAAATTTTATTTTAACAAATCATCCTGCAATATATTTGTATGGATCGTTATTTCATGCTGCTAACTTTATTGGTGGTTACAATCCTCAACAAGTTCAGACTTGGCAACAAATGTTTGCTACTGCTTTAGAAAGACTAGAGCAAAACGACAGAGAAGATCAATTTAGTGGTTCACCATTACAAACAAGATCAGAGGACACAGTATCATCACCTTTCAAAAGCACATCAATTAACATTACTAATTCGGCTTAATTATGCAATTACCTTTTGGAGAATGGCTTCCAGATCAACCTGATTATTTAAATCCAGGTGCAACTGTAGCCACAAACGTCTATCATGCTCAAACTTCTTACAAACCTTTTAAGGGTTTAGTAGCTTATAGTTCAAACAATATTGCGAAAAATGCTAAAGGTGCAGGAAGTTTTAGAGATAACACAAATACAGTATTTACTTTTGTTGCAACTAAAACAGATTTGTTTCAGTTAGCTAATGGTACTTTTACATCAAGAAAAAGTGGACTAACTGGTGCAGATACAGATTACATAACATTTACTCAGTTTGGTAATCATATCATCGCAAGTAATGGAGTGGATGCCCCTCAATATTATTTGATGGGTACATCAACAAACTTTGCAGCTTTATCAAGCATTGCAACAAATGGAACACCACCAGTATTTAAAGTAAGTGGTGTCATAAGAGATTTTTTAGTAACAGGAAATATTGTTGGTAACAAAAACAGAGTAGCATGGTCTGGACTAAATGATATTTCAACTTGGGAGGCTGGTGTAAAATCAAGCGATACTCAAGACTTGCCAGGCTCAGGGGGCGAAGTAGTTCACATAACGTCTGGTGAGGTTGGTTACATTTTTAGAAAAAATCAGATTGTTCGTATGGACTTTGTGGGTGGTAACGTAGTATTTAGATTTTCAGTTATTTCACCAAACAGAGGTGCTGTTTATGGTCAAACAGTTTGCCAAGACAACAGACAAATATTTTTCTATGCAGACGATGGTTTCTATCAAATCAATGGCGACCAAGTTTTGCCGATAGGTGCAGAAAAAGTAAATAGATTTTTTGATCAAGACCTTAACAAATCTTTTTCAGATAGAATATCTGCATCTGTAGATCCATTTAACACCTTAGCTATTTGGTTATATCCATCTGTCAATAATCCAAACACCACAGGGATTTGCGATAGATTGTTAATTTATAATTATGTAACTCAAAAGTGGACAATTGCAGAAGTCAAAGCATCACAAATCTTTCCACAGTTTATCGTTATCGATACTGTTGAAAAAATGGATTTAATATCTGAGAATATTGATAACATTAACTTTGCTTTAGATACTCCTTTCTGGTCATCTGGATTTTTAAATCTTGGTGCTATTGATGAAAATTTTAAAGCAGCAATATTTTCTGGTCAAAATTTAGAAGCTGAACTTGAGACTAAAGAAAGTGAATTATTTAAAGGATCAAGAGCTAACATTACATCTATCAGACCTTTGGTTGACTCTACTGCTAACGTAGTTTTAAGAACAAGAGATAGATTAGCAGATACAGCAACTACAAGCACATCTGCAAGTATGAACTCAACAGGTATCAATCCAGTAAGACAGTCTGGCAGATATTTAAAAGTAAATGTAAAAATTCCAGCAGGTTCTATTTGGAATCATGCTCAAGGAATAGATTTAGTTGCAACACCAGGAGGTAATAGGTGAGTGATAAAATTGATATTGATAATATAAGATATTCATTTGAAGCAAGAGAACTTTTTCAAAGACAAGTTGAGGAAGCTGTAAATACATTAATAAACAAAAACAATACTGAAAGCGACAAAGCTTTTAGTTGGTTTATGAACTAAGGAAGATATGACAACAAACATTAAAGATTATTCAACAACTCAAGCAAATAACACATCACTAAACTCAATAGCTGTTGGTGAGGGTATGCTCCCATCCAACCTTAACAATGCAATAAGAGCATTGATGAAAAATACTAGAGACTGGTTTAACGATGCACAATGGATTGAGTATGGTGATGGAGATGCAAGTTACACAGCAACTTATGTTTCGGCAACTTCATTTAAAATAGCTGGTGCAGATGTTACATCAAACTATCATGCAGGAAGAAGAATAAAAATTACAGCATCTACACCTGGAACAATATTTGGAACTATATCAAGCTCATCTTTTTCAACTGATACAACAGTCGTTGTTTCTTTTGATAGTGGAAACTTATCGAATGAAGCAATATCAAATGTTTATTTAGCTGCTTTAACAAAAACAAATACCTCTATTCCAGAGGGTGTCATTTCAACAGCTACTTTAGCTGATGGCTCAGTTACAACAGCCAAACTTGCAGCAGACGCAGTAAACGGAACTAAGATAGCTGACGATAGTATAAACTCAGAGCACTACGTTGATGGTAGTATTGATACAGCCCACATAGCAGATTCACAAATAACAACTGCGAAGATAGGAGCTGATGCTGTTGATGGTACAAAAATTGCAGACGATAGTATAAATAGTGAGCATTATGTAGATGGATCTATCGATACAGCTCATATTGCAGACTCACAAATTACAACAGCTAAAATTGCAGATACAAATGTTACAACTGCAAAGATCGCAGATAGCGCAATCACATCAGCAAAAATAAATGATGGTGCGATTGTAAATGCAGACATAAACGCTAGTGCTGCTATTGATGCAAGTAAAATTCATGATGGAACAATCTCTAATACAGAGTTCGGACATCTAAACGGAGTAACTTCAAATATTCAAACACAACTTGATGCAAGAGAAGCATCCAACGCTAGTTTAACAGCGATTGGTGCTTTAGCTACTACAGATGGTAACTTTATTGTTGGAAGTGGTTCAACATGGGTTGCAGAAACAGGATCAACTGCAAGAGTATCTTTAGGACTTGGAACTATTGCAACACAATCAGCAAGTAGTGTAGCAATATCTGGTGGTACTATTACAGGTCTTGGCGCACCATCGAACAGTTCAGATGCAGCTACAAAAAATTATGTTGATAATTTAGTAACTGGTTTAAAAACAAGAATTATAACAAGAGTTGCAACAACAGCTAATATTGATTTAAGTGCTGATCTACAAAACGGAGATACTTTAGACGGCATAACACTTGCTACAGGAAATAAAGTTTTAGTCAAAGATCAAACAGACGCTACTCAAAATGGTATCTATGATGTTGTGGCATCAGGCACAGCTACAAGAAATACAGATTACGATACTGTTGCTGAACTTGCTGGACAATTAGTTATTGTTCAAGAGGGATCAAGTAATGCAGATAAAATATTTTTATGCACAACTGATAACTCTGGTTCTATTGGTTCAGTCAATATAGTTTTTACAATTGTCCAACCATCTAATGTTGGAGATGTAACTTTAACTGGTGTTCAAACTTTAACAAACAAAACTTTAACATCACCAGTCATTTCTGAAATCGTATCAGTATCTAATGGCAACATATCTGTTTTACCTAATGGAACTGGTAAAGTATTATTAGATGGTAACGGAAGCACAGGCGGTGTTACTATTTCAGATGGTAACATAGACATTAGAACTGGAACTGGTGCAGTTTCAAAAGTAAAATTTTATTGTGAGTCGTCTAATGCTCATGCACAGACTTTACAAGCACAACCACATTCAGCAGGTAGTTCAGCAGTTTTAACTTTACCTGTAGCAACAGGAACTTTAATTGGCTCTGGCGATACTGGAACATTACCTTTAGCTGCCATAGATGTTGATGGAGGTACAGATATAGGCGCAGATTTGACTACATCTGATTTAATTATAGTTGATGATGGTGCAGGTGGCACAAATAGAAAAGCAGCATTATCAAGATTAGTAACATTTATAGATGCTAATTCTAGTGCAGCATCAAAAGGGTTCGCCACAGCAATGTCAATCGCTTTATAGCATTATAAAAGGAGGATAATAAATGGCACAAGATTTTGAAAGAGTTCATGCAAGTTCAATATCAAACTCATCTGGATCGCCAACATCAATATTAACGTCAAACAGCGATGATGCTTTAGTATCAATTCGTTGTGTTAATAAAGGAACGTCTGCTGTTACAGTTAGTGTTTTAATTAATAGTTCAAGCACAGATCACTTTGTAATCAAGGATGCTCCAATACCAGTTGGAAGTTCGTTAGAGTTAATCGATAGTGGATCAAAAATTGTAATGCAAAATTCAGATGTCTTAAAAGCTTATGCAGATACAGCATCGTCAGTTGATGTACTTGTAAGCTTTGTAGATGCAATTAGTACATAGGAATAATAAATTATGGCATATCAGGGAAACATTCCATCAAACAACTTTGTAAGTTTAAAACGTCAAGTTATAACTGGCAATGGTGGATCTACATATACTTTAGATCATAAAGTTGCATCAGTTAATGATGTTGCAATTTTTGTAAATAATGTACGTCAAGATCCATCAACGTATTCAATTTCAACGACCACATTGACGTTGGGTGGCTCAATATCAAGCTCAGATAGCTGCTATGTAATTTTCTTAGGACAAGCATTACAGACTGTAACTCCAGGAACAGATACAATTACAAATGCTATGCTTAAGTCTGATGCTACTAATTTGACTTTGT